CAAGCACAAGTTCGCCAGCTACACGGACGGAGGCTGGTCGAGCAACTACGCCGGTGAGCTGGCCCGCCCCTACGTGGCCGCCGCCCTGCTGTCCGGCGTGACCCTGGACCAGCGCACCATCACGGTGCTGGAGAACGTCAAGTACAAGAGCAACCTGGCGCAGCTGGGCCAGACCGACCTGCTGCAGGCCGCCACGTGCGACTTCACCCTGGCCGACGACACGGCCATCACCTACTCCGAGCGCGTGCTGGAGCCTGCCGAGATGCAGGTCAACGCCAAGCTTTGCAAAAACACTTGGGTGACGCAGTGGGAGGCCGTCAACATGGGCGCGGGTCGCAAGGACCACACCATTGCCCCGAACATCTCATCGTTCCTGCTGGAGCACATCGCCGGTGCGGTGGCCGAGGAGGTCGAGTACACCATCTGGCAAGGCGACACGGGCGGCACCTACGCCCGGTTTGACGGCCTGGTGAAGCTGGGCACCGCCGCCTTCGCCACCGCCGGTCTGTACTGGGGTGGTGCCGGTTCCCCGGTGGCCAACCACACGGACATCACCGCCCTGTCCACCGCCGGTGAGGGCGACCCCACCGACGCCGACCAGGTCATCTCCGTGTTCGAGGAGTTCCTCAGCGTGGTGGACACCAAGGTGCTCCAGTCTTCGGACTTCACGATCTACTGCAACGCTAAGGTGCTGTACGCCCTGCGCCGCGCCCAGGCCGCCCTGGGCTTCAAAGACGACTATTACGAGCGTCAAGGCCAGATCACCAGCTTCCTGGGCTACCGCGTGGCCCCGGCCTACGGCCTGCAGGATACCCGCATCGTCGCTACCCGTTCGAGCAACCTGTACTTCGGCACCGACCTGCTCAGTGACCACATCGAGGCCAACGTCATCGACATGGGCCTGACCACCGGCGACAACCACGTGCGCATTGTGATGCGCATGACCGGCGGCGTGCAGATCGCCGTCACCGGTGACTACTACCATTACGCATACAGCGCCTAATCATGAGTTGTGCACTGACCCAGGCGAGGGGCATCTCCTGCCGTGACGCCACGGGCGGCATCGTCCGCGTGGCGTTCATGCCGTGGGAGGTCGGCCTCGCCTACACCACGGCCTCGGGCCTGGTGGACGCCATCACCGGCCTAAGCGGCGCGACGGTGGCCTACGGATGGGAGCTGCCCCAGAACATGGGCACGTTCAGCAGCGCCCCCACGGGCAGCCGCGAGAACGGCACCATCTTCTTTACCGACACGCTCAGCGTGGTGATCCATAAGTTCCTCGACGACGATCCGGCCGAGATCTACGCCCTCGCCAAGGGGCGCTGGGTGGCGTTCATCGAGGACCGCGCGGGCAACTACATCATGAGCGGCATCGAGCGGGGCCTGGAGGTCACCGGGGGCACCGCGTTCGCCACCGGCACCGCGATCGGCGACATGAGCGGGCACACCCTGGAGCTTACCGGCGAAGGCGCGACGCCGCCGCAGCTGGTCACCCAGGGCGGCACCCCGGCCTTCGCCACCGACGTGGGCGCGCTGAGCGCCAACCTGACCGTCACGCTGGCGTAACAACACACGGGAGGGGGCTTCGGTCCCCTCCCCATGTGCTGAATCATGAGCAAGAAGCCCAAGCTGCGCACCGAGTTCCTCACCGTCGGCACCCGCCGCATCGACCTGCGCACGCTCACCGCCGCGCAGCTTAAGGAGGCCGCCCGGCGTTACCCGTTCATCCTGGATGTTCCACACGACCGACGCGACGACCAGCCTGACGCTGTACCTGACGGTGAAGGACCGCAGGACTGACCAGGGCTTCACGGGCCATGTGGCCTACTCCGTGACCGTGGAGCGCCCCACGGCGACCGACGCCTACGCGGCGACCACGACGACGGAGAACGACCGCTACACCCGCCTGGACGTCACCTTGGCGGCGACCCTTTCGGCCGGTGAGTACCCGGTCGTGGTCTATTCCATGAGCGCCGCCACCGCCGCCACGGGCGACCGCCTGGGCGAGGTGGAGCGCGGTATCTTGGTGGTGTCCAAGAGCACCGCCAACTATGACGAGCACGCCATCAACACGACCTACCGTGAGCACCAGCCATGACGCCCCCATCCTGATGGGCTTCACCGCCGACCTGCCCAACCACGAGGCGGTGGAGGACCGGCGCGGGTGGGTGCGCTACGGCGAGGATGACGACTTCCCGGACTACCTCTACGAGGTGTACCGGGCCAGCCCCACCCATCACGCCCTGTGCAACGGCATCGCCGACATGGCCTACGGCCAGGGCGTGACCGCGCAGACCGAAGACCTCCAGGCCGCCAGCCGCGTGGAGGCCATCATGCGGGCCTCCGCCAAGTACGAGAGCGGGCGGCACCTGGTGCGGAAGCTGTATCGCGACCTGAAGGTCTACGGCAGGGCCTACCTTGAAGTGATCTACGGCCAGTTGGGCGGGCCGGTGGTCGAGCTGCACCACGTGCCGTTTCGGTTCGTGAGGGCGGGCGTCAGGGACGAGGACGGCAACATCACCAGTTGGTGGCATTCTATCGACTGGAGCGCCACGAACAAGAAGCGCAACAAGCCCGAGGAGCGCCCGGCGTGGAGGCCCGGCGTGTCGGGCATCGTCGCCGTCGAGCTGTTCGGCAGCGAGGACGCCTATTACCCGCCCCCGGACTACGTCGGGGCGCTGGGCTATGCTGCGCTGGAGATGAAGGTCGCCGAGTTCCACCTGGCGAACATCGAGAACGGCCTGTTCCCGTCGTTCCACATCCACCATAACAACGGCATACCGGACGAGCGCACCCGCGCGGACATCCGCACCGAGTACGAGCGCCGCCTGGCGGGCAGCGGCAACGCGGGCGCGTTCATCCTGACCTTCTCGGACGGTGCCGACCGCAAGACGGAGCTGACGCCCATCCCGGTCAACGACGCGGACAAGCAGTACCAGTTCCTGAGCACCGAGGCCACGGCCAAGATCATGATCGGCCACCGGGTGACATCACCCCTGCTGTTCGGCATCCGCGACGGCGGGGGCCTGGGCAGCAACACGGACGAGATGGCCACGGCCATGGACCTGCTGGAGCGCAACGTGCTGCAAGGCTACCGCGAGGCCGTCTGTGACGCCCTTTCGGAGGTGCTGGAGGTCAAGGTGGTCGCGGTGCCCGCGTCGTCGCCGATCGCGCCGCAGGAGGGCGCTGAGAACGTCGCTATGTCCGCCATCAAGGTCACGGACGGCCGCCCCATCCTGGCCGCCGACGAGGCCGAGGAGGTTTTGGCCCACCTGCGTGCGCACGGGCAACCCATCGAGGAGCTGCTGGAGGACTACCGCATCATAGACGAGGAGTACGTGGACGACACCCCGCCCACGGACTACGAGCTGTCGAAGCAGTACGCATTCACGATTAACGGCAGGCCCTCGGACCCGTCGTCGTTTGACAAGGGCTTCTACCGCATCCGCTATCAGTACCGACCGGGCGAGGGCCAGCCCGACGTCATCCCCACGTCGCGGACCTTCTGCCGGACCATGATGGGCGAGTTCCGCACCACGGTCTTCCGCAAGGAGGACGTGGACGTCATGTCCTTCAGCCGGGCGAACCCCGAGTTCGGCACGTATTCCATTTGGCGTTTCAAGGGCTCCTACAATTGCCGCCACCGGTGGAAGCGCCTGGTGTTCTTCCTCAAGCGCGTGCCCGCTGGTAAGCAGGTGACCATCGACGGCGTGACCTACAAGGGCGGTCAGTTCCTCCCGGCCACCAGCATCGAGCACTACCGCGTGCTGACGCCGTCGGACAAGGAGTACGGCCCCCGGCCCAAGCCCAACGACCGCGAGGCCACGACCGTCAACCCCAAGCCAAAGCGATGAGCCGCACCCTGATCATCAGCGCCAGCTACGTCAAGCAGTTCAGCGGCGTGAGCGCCAGCCTGGATGACGAGCTCATCCGCCCGGTCATCGACCTGGCCCAGCACCAGCACATCCTGCCCCTGCTGGGCGGGGGCCTGTACGACAAGGTCATCGCCGACATCGACGCCAGCAGCCTGGCCGGTGACTACGCGACCCTGGTCAACACCTACGTGGCCCCGGCCCTGGTGCAATGGACGCTGGCCGAGGGCCTCAGCGACTGGACCTACCGCATCCTGGGCGGCGCGGTGGGCATCCGCCAGTCCGACAACGCGACGCAGGCCACCAACATCGAGCAGCTGCAGGACACCGCCCGCGCCCGCGCCCGCAGGTACTCACTCCGGTGCATGGACTACGTCTGTCGGGAGGCGTCCAAATACCCCGAATACGGCACCGAGGGGGCGGTGAACGGGCTGCTGCTGCCCACGACCATGCAAGACTACACGACGGGGGGCCTGGAGATCGGCACCCGCCGTCATCACCGTGAACTGAAGCGCTGGCAATGGGACCGGAAGCGATGATACCACCATGGATAGCCGAGATCGTGGGCAATGTGCCGGTCGTCGCTATGGCCGTGTTCATCTATCTTCGTGAGAGCAGCCGCGTGGACCGTAAGGACGCCCAGCTGCTGGAGCTGACCACCACGATCACCGACGCCAACGTCAAGGTCGCCGAGCACCTCAGCAGCCTGAGCCGCTCCATCGACAAGCTGGACGACAGCATCGAGGAGGTCATGCGCCGCATCATCACGCAACGCCCGCACCCATGACGCCCGTCCTGCCGCCCGCCAGTCTGAAGGTCAGAGCGGCAGGTCTATCCATAGGGCTTCTGTGCGCCCTAAGTGGCTGCGCACGGACCGAGCCCGTGGACGCCCAGTGCAGGGGCGCTGAGGCGATGAGCGCGGACCTGCCGAGCCGAGTCATCTACGAGCAGACCGGATTCGCCGTGACGCCTTACGTGGTGCTTGTCCATCCAGTTGACGGGCTTTTCCCCGAGCTGGGATGCGCGCATCTTCGCTCCGGCGAGATCCGGGGCCGCCACTTCAAAGTCTGCACCGACGCTTTTCCCTACTGGGAGGAGATCCACCCTTGGACTCTGCGACAGAGAGACCGCCCCTACGGGCTTGGCGACACCATCTACGCCTGGTACTGGGGCAACGATAACCCGTTTCACTAAAAAAATACGTCTACCCATGAGCACCGCCAACGCCAAGACCGTGATCCGATTCGTCACCAGCCTGACCGAGGGCATCGCCGCCGGGCTGGAGGACGGCAAGTTCCAGCTCAACGATGCCTTGGCCCTGCTGCCCGCCGTGGTCGAGCTGCCCGTGGCCGTGACCGCCGCGCAGAACATTGACCTGGGCACCCTGTCCGAGGAAGACGTGGCCGAGCTGGTGGCCTACGCCAAGGACGAGCTGAGCCTGCCGGACGAGAACCTGGAAGCCCGCATCGAGGATGCCCTGTCCCTGGCCGCCGCCATCGGCGTGTACGTCAAGACGTGGACCGATGGCCAGGCTTGAGCTGCTGGTCATCCACTGCACGGCCACCAGGGCGGGCGTGAACGTGCAGGCCGACGACGTGCGACGCTGGCACACGGACCCGCCCCCTGGCGGCAGGGGCTGGCGGCAGGTGGGCTACGCGGACCTCATCCTGCTGGACGGCACCATCGCCAACCTGGCCCCATACGACGCCGACGACGTGGTGGACCCTTGGGAGGTCACCAACGGCGTGCGGGGCATCAACAGCCGCTCCAGGCACGTGTGCTACGTCGGGGGCCTGGACGCCACCGGCCAGCCTGCCGACACCAGGACCAACGATCAGCTGTGGTCGCTGTTCCTGTACGTCAACATCAACCTGCGCCTCCACCCCGGCCTCAAGGTCGCCGGGCACAACCAGTTCGCGCCGAAAGCCTGCCCGTCGTTCGACGTGCCAACCTGGATGCGGGCCGCAGGCTACCGCGACGAGAACATTTACACGCCATGAAGCCCCGACGCCTGCTCAACCTGGTGCCCCTGATCACTGCCGCCGTCACCTCCATCGTCGAGGCGGTGCGCAGGCTCAAGCGCCCCAAGCCTTAGCCCGGTCCGTACACCCTCCCGCGCCCCGCCCTAAACCGGCGGGGCATTTTTTTCTAAAAAAAAATGGGCTAACTATTGCAAGTTCCAAAGGCTTTTGTATCTTTGGGTTGTCAGGGGGGCACACCCCCACATCCTTCAACCTTCAACCAACCGCCATGACCCTGATCATCCCCACCTTCGCCCTCGCCGCCCTGCTCAACAACGACTGGAGCGACCTTACCGACCAGCAGGCCCACGGCATCCGCGCGTTCAAGGGCCGCCTGAATCACCCCGTCACCCTCGACGTGGTGCCCGGCGAGCCCTTCTACAGCACCCGCCACGAGCTGCGCATCGAAATGAACGGCATGGGTGCCATGTCGGTCAAAGTGTCCCTGCGTCATGCTTAAGGGCTGGGAGGACCGACTGGACCTGGTGGGCGACTTGACCGAAGATGAGCGGTCGGTCGCCCGCCACTTGGCCGACTGCTTCCACCGCCACTTCATCGGGCCGAGCATGGCCCGCACGGGGAAGCAGATCAGCGCCTACTACGCCCAGCAGGGCATCAAGATGAACGGTGCCCGCGTGCGCAAGATCATACACGCCCTGCGCGTCAGCGACGCGGTGCCGTTCCTTCTGGCGTCGTCCAAGGGCTACTACCGCTCCATCGACATGGCCGACGTGGCCCGGTTCGAGGACAGCCTGCGCCAGCGCGAGGACAGCATCCGGTCCGCCCGTGCGGCGATCTACCGCCAGCGCCAAGCCCTGCGCGGGGGCGGGCAGGGAAACATTTTCTGAAAAAAAATCAGGCTACCCCTTGCAAGTTACAAAGGGCTTTGTACCTTTGGACTGTCAGGGGGGCGCACCCCCACAACCTTCAACCAACCGACCGCCATGCACATTCACGACACCAGCATCATCCCCGGCCTCCTTAGCAACATCGCCCGCAACGTCGAGGGCGGACCGTCCGACATCCGCCTGCACGCCCAGCGCAACGACACCGGATGGCAGCTATGGGCCTCCGGCCTCAAGGGCACTTGGTACCTGCACGTCGTTAAGGGCGCGCAGCACTGGACCAGCGACACCCTCGTGGCCGAGCTCCGCGAGGACGGCAAGCCCAGCAGGCACCTTTATTGGCCGGTGTCGCATGACGTGCACGAGAGCCCGACCCAGATCCAGCGCGAGCTCAGCGCCTACTTCATCGACGAGGCCGCCCGCGTCGAGCGCAAGGAGCCCGCTGGTGCCGAGCAACACTGACCCATCACCGCCCCCGGCTTCGGTCGGGGGCATAATTCCCACCCATGATTGACCCCGACAACTTGAGGCAGTACCTGCACCAAGAGGGCCTGCTGGCCGACGTGGCCAAGGCGGCGGGCATGACCTACACCCAAGCCTACTACCTGCTGAACCAAGACCCGCCCGCTCATCCCGGCCACCTGACCCGCTACGCGCAGCGCATGCGCACGTTTCGCGCCGCCGCCAAGAAGGT